CCACAGGGTGTTGAGATCGTCGGCTTGTTTGGCTACACAGACCCGGACGGCTCCTGCGATGGTGAAACGCCTGACGATATAAGACGTGTATGCATTGCGATGGTGAATAGAGAGTCGCCCGTAATATCAGACGCCGACGAACGCGAGTCGAGAATGGACAGGGGATTTATAACTCACGAATCAACTCATTCTCAATCGTACACTAAAGATGCACAGGGCGTGTCGAAGGGTGTTACAGGAGACCGCTGGATTGATAATACGCTGGCAAGGTACACTCTATCGTTCACGATTGGAGTCTTGTAATGAGAGGGCGCCTGATAAATAAATTCATGGCCGATATCAGACGGGTTGACCCGGAAGCCACGCGGGACGTTGACGATGGTCATGGCAATTCGGGAATGAATGACGTTTTCCGCGAACTGGCAAAGGTGAAGGATGCGGATGGTGGAGCGGTGGGAACATCGCCGAGACAGGAAATGGGGCCGCTGCTTGTGCCGTGTCAGGTTGAACCTTTGAGTTACAAAGAAACCAGTATGGTTCCCGATGGCGATGATCCGAGGTCGATAATCAAGCTGGTATTTTTCAGACGGGACTTTGAAAGATTGGAACTGATAGGCGAAGACGGAATGCCGCTGCTGCGTAAAGGCGACAGATTGGAGTCGATACTGTTAAAAGATGGCGTAACGGTGCAGCAGGGGTTTCCAGAAGGCATGTACCTTGACAATTTCAAGAACGATTCTTTCGGTCTGAATATGTCGAATCCGAAAGCGAACTTGATTGTGGCGATGTTTAAACCGCGTCCTCGCGGTATAAACGGGTGACGTAATGAGCAAGGTTTTGGTAGGACAATGGAACTTGGCGAGTCAGATGCTGGGCGGCTTTAAAAGCAATCTGCATAACGCCATACAGTCCACCCTTGCGGAAGAGGCCGTTGATCTTGTCGGCGTGATAAAAAAAGGTATTCGAGATCAAGCTCCGGGCGGTGAGACTTTCGCGCCGTTATCCGAGTTGACATTGGCAAGTAGAGCCTTTGAAGGCAAGGGAAACCGCGACAAGATATTAATGGTTGACGGAGACCTGCTTGGCTCAGTGACTCACAAGACGGGTTATGAAGAGGCGTGGGTTGGCGTTCTCAAGAGCAAGGTATCGTCGGACGGTAAATCAATGGTTAATATTGCCGCCGTCCATGAGAATGGTTTCGAGCCAATAGTCATTCCCTACACTGATAAGGTGCGGAAGTATTTAATGGCGATGATGACCGCATACGGCATTGAGCCGACAGCATCAGAAGGTGGCAAGAAAGACGTGATAATCATTTCGATCAAACCCAGACCTTTCCTTGAACCGTCTTTTAAAAAATGGTCAAGGAATGCTGCCGATAGATGGAAAAGAGGTATTGGCAGAAGGATGGTAGGCTTTGGCTCTTAGGATGGAGACATAATGGGCGTACCCACTGTTACAACAATTAGCCCTTCCACTGGCCGATCTATGGGAGGTTTTGTTGTGCGGGTAGTCGGAACAAATTTCCGAGTGCTGACAGATGAGTACGTGCCGGAATCAACGGGTGGAATAGTAAGGGGTGACTGGGCTGAAAGCGTAAAAGTGCAGGTTGACGGTGTTGCAGCGGAATCAGTAGAAGTGCTTTCCGCAACACAAATTCAGTTCATCATGCCGATGTATGCTGACGATCCCAAGAGCCTGCCCAAACAAGCCACCATTCGCATTGCCAATCTCAACTCTGACGGCGATGAAATATCAGGCGAGGTCGTTACCAAGACAAAGGCTTTTACTTACGTCCAGAAAGACCTTACCAGCCCGTGTCATCTGTTGGGTCTTGTCGGGCTTGTCATTCTGTTGATTCGTCGCGCCGTTATACAGAACGTATCTTTGACAACCGATATTGACTGGAACGATATCGACGAAGATCAGCGCAAGACGCATGAGGCGAGCATACCAGCAATATACTTGAGAGGGCCGCAGATTATCGACCCGAAATCAGACCAGTCCGTCACAGAGGATGAAGTCACTTTTGACGATAATCAGAACTATCGCATAGACCAAGATCCTACGGTAGCGAATGTCCGGTTTCAGGTCATGGGCGTTTCTGATAACAGCATGGAATGTATCAACTTGGGGCAAGCGTTTCTTGAATGGGTAAAGAATCAGGCGACGATTAGAGTACCGAGAGACCCTGCGGATGAGTCAAAGGGATATCGGGATTATGAGTTCGGCTTCATTCTCAATGGACAACCGAGCTATAAAAAAGTGGCCTCTCTGTTTCAGTTCATAGCGACGATTGAAGTCGAGCGTGTGCTGCTGACATCCGAGGAATACCACACGATTGAAAAAGGCATGATGATAACGGCGGGAACAGATACCGAATGGCTGTTCGGATATCCTGCCGGATGGATAACCTTCGAGCGTAAAAATTAAGGGAGGATCTAATGGAACAGTTGACGATTCGCAATACCGGAAAGACTCCGGTACTTATTATTCTCGACCACAAGATTTACTGCCGAGCCGCTCAGCAGTGTTCGTGTCAGGTTCGCAAGATACAGGAATTCGAGCGTGACCGGGTGTCAGGCGCGAGAAAAAGTAAGGACAGGACGCAGAGAGTACCTAAGACTCTTATCATTCCCGTTGGAGGGCAGGTAGAAGCCGATGCGTCAATAAGAACGCTTCAGGGCTTCAAAGATGCTCTGAAGTCGGGACTGGTGAAGGTCATAACGGAGGCAAAACAGGTCGAACAGTCCGGGCCTGCAAAATCTCCGTCGAAAAAGAAAAAATGAACCTGACACTGAAGGGAGAATACTATGAGTCAGCAGCTTCTATCGAGTAAATGGATCGTGAAACGTGAGGCTCCGAAGGTCGTGAATATTGCTGCGGAGGCAACGGGAATCACGTCTTTCGTGGGCGTCACCGAACGCGGCCCGATTGGTGAAAAGGTGAAGATATCGTCGTGGGATGAATACGTCGATACTTTCGGAAACGTCGCTCTCAATTCGGACGTGTCTCTTGCCGTTTATCTGTTCTTCGAGGAAGGCGGATCGACGTGCTACGTTGTGAGAACCGTCCACTATACAAACATTGACAGCCCGACATCCTTCATCGCTGTAAAAGGTGAAAAAGAATTGTCTACCGATGCGGTTGCACCGGCGAAGGCTTCGGTGGCCAATACCGTGATATTGGAACCGTTCGCGCTGGCGACTGGCGACACTCTCGTTATTGAGGTTGTCAATGATGAGGTATCAAGCGGAGATAAGACGCTCACTCTGACCGGCGTCGCTCCGATGAAGGAATCCACCACAAGCACGTATGCCCTTGTTGATGAAATGACTCTGACCGTCAAAGTAGACAGAGGGGCCGTGCAGACCATCGAATTCCTTACCAGCGAATTCGACAATATTGCCGCCGCTACACCTGCGGAAGTGGCAGCCGTCATCAATGCCAAGATTCACGGCGCATATGCCACGCCGACCGCTACCACCGTGCAGCTCAGATCGGACACCGCCGGTACGGGCGGATACATCGAAATCACAGGCGGCACGGCGAATGCAATTCTCTTGTTCAATACCGCCGAAGGTCACGGCACGGGCAATGTTCTGGACATCAATTTCGTGGACGCCGACGAAATCGCCGCGCTGATAGATACGCTTCTGGCAACTGAAGGCTCCGCAAGCGCAGTTGGTTCGATTATCACAATCGAATCAGTCGGCACGGGAGCGGATTCGACCATACAGGTCAAGGCCGCGTCTACCGCAGACGGCAAGATCGGATTCACTAATGCCGTAGTGGCGGGAACCGATGGCGGTGCCGTCGTCACGGCAACCGTATCGACGAAAACAGAAGGTGCCTACGGCGACAGAATCCAGATCAAGGTTGAGAATGCATCATCCGGCGTCGCGTCTGAATTCAATCTGACTGTCATGTTCGACGGCTATCTGGAAGAGACCTTCCCGAATCTGACAATGGACTCGACAGCGGATCGGTACTGTGAAACGGTCATAAATGCCGGATCGAATTACATCGCCATTGAGGACGAAGAACCGGACGGAAGCGCTTTGCAGCGTCGCCCGGTAAATGGCACGTTCACCGCTCTGACAGGCGGAAGCGATGGACTTGTCGGGCTTGTAGAAGCCGACTTCATCGGTTCTGCCGCTGCGGAAAATGGTCTGTATGCCCTGACCGGCGTAACCGATTCCGACACTCTGGCTGTTCCGAATTATTCGTCAACCGCCGCCGTGTCGGGTGCGATGATTCAGTTCTGCGAAGTCGAGATGAACGGACTCATGTTCGCGATTATCGACCCGCCGTCATCGGCCAATGCCAGCGCAATCGTGACGTGGTTTGAAGATACCGCCATGCTGACGAATCTTTCAGAACTGGCCGCCGCGTACTGGCCGAGGACGACCATTACAAACAAGTGGGCGTCCGTGTTCGGCAGCGATGCGACTATTCCGGTACCGCCGTCCGGTCAGATTGCCGGTCTGTATGCCAGAGTTGACAACTCCGCTCCGGGCGGAATCTACAAGACTCCTGCTGGTACGGATGAACAGGGTCTTCTCTATACCGCGAAGGGCTTCGAGGGAATGACCGGAGACCTGAAACATGACTGCGAGAAAGAGAGCAAGAAGGACATCGTTGACCCGAAGCGCATCAATATCATAACCCGTGACGAGGGTGCGATTTACGTTGACGGTTCTTACACTCTGAAATCAGACGGGCCGTTCCCGTTCGTTGCCCAGAGTCGCGGAACAATCTTCATTTCCCGTTCGCTTATCAAGGGTCTTCAGTGGGTGCGCCATAAACGCAATTCCATCAAGATCCGTCGTCGTGTCGAAAGAACGGTGCAGAAATTCCTTATCGACCAGATGAACGTCGATGCCTTCAGCACCAAAGATCCGAACACAGCTTTCTTCCTCGACGTGTCCGATGCGCTGAACAGTCCGAGTGTCCGCGCTCAAAATAAGCTGCTGGTGAGAATCGGGTTGTCGTATGACGATCCAATCATTCACGGCGTCCTGCTGATTACCAAAGACACCCGCGCACTCGAAGCCGAGTTGAGCGGTGAGAACGCGGCATAAGGGCCAGAAAGGACACTGAAACATGACTCAGAAATATTCGCACAAATACCTATTCGGTATTGAAATCGACGGGGTGGAAGTGGCTCAGTTCGAGACCTGCTCTCCGCTGAAAATGGGAGTTGGAGCCGTCGAACACTGGGAAGGCGGAACACTCGTCGGCCATGCCGAGCCTGGACGCCTGACCTGTGAGCCTGTCACTCTGACATCTGGAAAGACCACTTCGCTTGAGCTTCACGCGCTCTTTATGAAGACGCTGAACCCGGCAGTGGGCGCGAAAGAAGCCAGCGGCCAGATTGGTGCAGGCGACAACGACACCGAGTTCAACTTCGACTTGGTAGAGCGTAATCGCGATGGCTCCGAGAGAGCAAGAAACCGTGTGTACTGTTGGTACACCGAATCGTATGAACACGGATCATGGGATAATAAAGCCGATGAGGTTGTTATCCAGACAGTCGTGTTCAAAACCAAATACTATGAGCCGGTATAAGGCTCATTAAGCACGGCAAACAACCCCGGAGAGGCTTCAAAACCTTTCCGGGGTGTTGTCAGTTAAGGGCAGTGTCAAATAGGCAAAGACAATCGTTAACGAAAGGAATTATGATATGTCAGAGAATGAATCGAATGCCAATACCCAGTCGGTTATTGAAGAAGAATCCGAACAGAGGGTCAATAGCGGCAAGGTACACGAAATAAAGCTTGTGTCCGGGCTGAAAGTCCTCGCGAGAAAGTTCCTGCTGGGCGACGAGGATGTATGGTCAGACGAAGGCCAGATGAGGCAGGGTATCGGCGTGATACTCGACAGAATCATAGTTGACATAATCGACCCTGTATTCTATGCGGATATGGGCATCATGCGGAAGCTCGGCGATTCGTGGCAGATAGACTGGACAAGAGTTCTGAGCGGAGACAGAGTGGTTCTGCTCATGGAAAACAGAGTAAGGACATACGGCTCTGATTACTCGTTCCTGTGGAAATGTCCGCAGTGCGATAATACGCGCTACTTCGACGTTGATTTACAGGAGATGCTCAATTCCAGACAGTCCTTGCCGGATGACTCAATTGAAAATTTCAAGTCGGGTGAACCGTTCATTTTCCGTCTGCCGGATGAAGGCGTCAACGTGTCGTTCGATTTGCAGATCGGCAAGCATGAAAAGATGATAGCCGATATGCAGCGCAGCGGGCAGCTTGACAATGCCAAGCAGTCACTCTCGCTCATGCCGAGAATCAGAGAGATTGAAGGCGTCAAGGATGCCAAGAAAAAACACTTCCTGCAAAAAGAGATGACATCATCCGATGCGGGAGCCTTGCGCGACGAAATGGACAGGGTTGACTGTGGAATCGACCTCAGCATGGTAGCCGGTTGCCGCTCCTGCAATTATGTGGGTGAAATTGACCTCCCTTTCGGGCGGGGGTTTCTGTCACCGCAGAAGGCGATACAGGCACGACGCAGGGCGAAAATCGAACAGACTTTGTAAGCGGCCCTCATTTGTTGCTTCCTCGGAGGCAGCGAGCAGATACGATAAGGAAGGCATTCGAGCTTTGCTGGAAAGATCACGGCGGTTCTGGACTTGGGATGACATGGAAAGAAGCCTTTGAACTGACAAGCGATGAAGCTGATTTCGTGTTATCGTTGATAGGCGACCGCAGGCAAAAGGAAAGCGATCTTATCAGGCGGGCAATGCGCTCGTAGGAGAGGCCGTAGACATGCTGAATAATCTCGGACTTGGATTCTTGTTCACAGCGAAGGACATGGCGAGCGGTGCCGTTCAGGGTATCAACGCCAATATAGAGCAGCTTGCCGGAAATTCCGAGAGGGCGCAGCGCGTGGTGGAAACCGCCACTCAGACAATGGCTAAGGGACTGAAATTGATGGGCGCGGGAACTGCAATATTAGGAGCGGTTGCCGCGCCCGTTTTAATTTCTTCCAAGTGGGAAAAGGGAATGGCGGAGGTCTGGACGGTTGCTGATATTACGAAAGAAAAACTTACATCAATGGGCGATGAATCGCTTGGCATCATGGTGAAGTACGGCGAGGAACTCGGCAACACCACTACGGCTTTATATAACACACTGTCTGCTTCGGTTCCTGTTGAGCAGTCAATGGGATTCCTTGACCAAGCCATGAAATCCTCCGTTGCTGGTATTACAGATGCCAATACCGCTGTTAACGGTCTGTCGAATGTTCTGAACGCCTACACGAATCAATCCTATACCGCTTCGCAGGCTTCCGATTATATTTTCACAGCCGTCAAACGAGGTAAAACGACCTTTGGCGAGATGGCTGCATCAATAGGAGAGGTCAACTCGGTGGCTAATGGTCTCGGTTTGGGTTTCGACCAGATAGCCGCCGGATTTGCCACCTTGACTAAGGGCGGAAACAATACGGCCAAAGCCGCAACTCTTATGAAAGCGGCACTAGTCGCGGCCATGTCTAAGCAGGAGACCGCTGCTAAGATGGGGCCGAAAGTAAGAGCCGCTTTCAGCCTTGATAATCTCAAGGCGAAGGGTCTACAGCAATGGATGGTGGAGGTCAATGATGCAGTTGACGGCTCACAGGAGAAGCTTGTCAAGCTGATAGGATCGTCAGAAGGTGTGTCGGCATTCATGTCCATGACCGGCAAGAATGCTGCCATTGCAGCCGGAGACCTTGACGGTATGCGGACTTCCACGGGTGCAACCGATGAAGCCTTTAAAAAGATGGCTCAGACGTTTGATTTCCAGTCAAGAGTTGCGTCCGCTGCCACCAAAGCATTGATGGTGCAGGTGGGTACTGGACTTCGCAATGCGATAACTCCGATAATCGGTGTTGTCGGCAAATACATCGGGATGATGAGTAAGTGGGCAAGCGACAACAAGGAACTTGTGACCACCATTATGAAAGTCGTGGCCGCTTTCGGAGCCTTGCTTGTTGTAGCTGGACTTATTATGACAATAGGCGGAGCCATAACAGTCTTTACATTCGTACTGCCCGGTATTCTTACGGGCCTCGCGACATTAGGCGGAGCCATTGCGTCGATTGCATGGCCGGTCATTCTTGTGGTGGGTCTGCTATATTTGTTTTATAAGGCGTGGAGCAGCAATCTCGGAAATATTCAGGGATTGGTACGGTCATTTGTTGCTGGCGTCGTGGAAGTATTCAATTTCCTGAAAAATGCCGTGATAAATATTGCGGTTGGAATTTACGATGGTTTCTCCGAATGGATAGGCCCGATAATGGAGCCATTGAAGGGCGCGTTCGGTACTCTATTTATCGTACTTGGAGACCTGTTCACGAAGATCGGAAACCTATGGGGTGGATTTGGTGCCGACACAGGTCAAGGCTCAAGCAAGATAATGATGTTCCTGAAAGCGATGGGCAACGTGGTGGGTCAAATTTTAGGCGGGCTTATCACTGCGCTGTCA